AAAAAAGTATTGGGATCGACGCCTACCTCAAAAATTCTAACGCCTCACCATCGGTGAAGTCAATCATACGAAAGGCGTGGGATGGGCTACATGAGGCAGGTTTTAACTGTCAGCAAACATTGTCACGGGAAAAATTGCATAGGTGGACGACGAGACAAGGTTTCGTCAAAACTGAAAACAATTTGTACCGTAGTCCGGGGTCGGAGTTAGAAAAGGCGCCACGATTAATTCAGGGCGCTGACCCACGGTTCATTGCGGTCGTCGGCCCAGAAGTTGCAGCTTGGCAACAAGAGGTCAAACGCATTAGCAACAAGAATCATCTGTTCTGGTTTACGAGTGGAGCGTACGCAGATGAGCTGGCAGATTATATAACGGCTCCAGCCAATGACGAAATATTTGAAAACGATGTGTCAGCGTTTGATACCAGTATTGGTGTTGAGCTTTGTGTACTTGAATTGTGGCTAGCCAAATGGATGGGGGCGAGTCCAGCTGTGCTGGACCTTATGGCAGCTAATATCAGAACACATGGTTACACCAGTAAAGGGATAAAATATTCCGTCGATGGAACGCGCAAATCCGGTGATCCGTACACGTCGCTGTTTAATTCTTTGATAAATGCATTTATGCACATTTACTGCATTTGGCAGCAAACAGGTAGGATTAGCATGTCTGATGTCCGCATGCTCGTCCAAGGCGATGACAATCTATTACGGCACCGATCTGACATCACACCAGATTGGACAACACTCCTCAGGCTGGGGTTCAAGTGTGAAAACATTTATCGGCAAAGTTTGTTCGATGCCGAATTTTGTTCTTCACGCCTGTTCAAAACCGTTAAGGGGTGGGCTTTTGGACCGAAGCCGGGGCGCGTGCTGAATAAGCTGTGCTCCTTTGTCTTACCACCTAAACACATTCATCCATTGTGTATAGCACGTGGAGTTGCTATAGGAATGTTGCAGTATGCATACGTTCCTTTGGTCAAGCAAGCCAGTCAGCTCTTACTCAGGTTGGCAGAGGGGTATAAACCATATTTTTTACCCCAAGAGCACTGGAAGATGTATTATAAAAACTGTGAACCGAACACCATAGAGTGTATGTACACCATGGATCGAGTCTACGGTTTGGGTACTTACGAACTACGGAAATGTGAGTCTAGCCTGATGGCGATGACTGTAGGGAGTGATTACCCATGTGTTCTGTTTCAGCTTCTGTTTGATAAAGATACAGCTGCAGTGAAACACATATTTGTCAATGATTAGGAATTCCATCACCTCGAAGCCCAACTTCTTAGTGCATGCTAGCTCTATACAAACTTAGGTTCTATGTGGGTATAGGGTGAGTCATGTTGTGGGTGATGGTTGGCAAACTTCACAGGCGAGTAAACTCCTGTGATTATAGTTTCGGAAGAAAATCTGACAGTGGTGGTAAGCGGGTGCCCCACCAAGTCAAAAACAACCACCGGGGGGAGGTGTTAGAACCCAATCCACGTGTGACGAAAACTTTCGGTTTCAACACTACGTAACTCGTGCACATGTGTAGGGTTAGTGGAAGGGAAACACGATGTGGGAACACCACCTGCAAAGTGTTCGTAGCGCCCTGACACAAACCTCAAGCATTGTGCGCCAAGTGCGATTGATGACCTGGCCTTGAAAAAAGTACCTCGACACGTGGCTTTTTGAACCATGAGTAAACCAAATAACAACAAACAAAATACCAAAAATAAAAGTAACACGACTTCCAAGAAAGAAGTCAAAAAACAAGTCAAACAGGAGATCAAAAAAGAGCTCAGCCAAGGCGCGCCAGTTGGTTTTAACGCGGGACCTGATAAACTGCGTAACCAAAAATGGAAGCCTAGGAGTGGCGGTGTATGGAAGCGACCCGCCGCCCAAGAAAAGGCCCTTGAGCATGTGATACAGAACGAGATCACACTGGCTGATGCTCAAAAACAACTCCAAAAGGCTGCTTCTGACCCTTTCAATGTCCGGATCCCACCCTTGGGTAAGGTGGCAGGGAAACCTGAGTATCTGGACATGGTCACGTTTGACGACAGGATCGACGCCAGTTTGGCGTATAGTGTTTTATATGTTTTGAATCCTACGTCAAAAGGACTTGGAAGTGTGTTTACTTCCACCGGACAAAGCACAGCATACACCTTGGCGTCAACAGCTGACGCCGCTTTTTTATCAAATATTCAAACGGTGTACAATGAAGTGCGAGTTGGTATCGGTGGTTTGCAAAGTGTCGTCAAAGTGTCGGCAAATGCACGTCCACCTGTGATATATGTCGGTAACTCACCATCAGGGTTTGATTACACAACGACTAATCCAGGTGGAGTGCTTTTACGGAACTCAACGCGCATGGTTAATGGATACTATGCGCGCGTGTCGTGGACTCCCAATAATATTGAGAATTCCTCGACCTTTACAACCAGTGCGCTGTCAACTGGTACACCAAATGCTGATAATCAGCCGTTTATTATGTTTATTGGTGTCGATCCAACAGTTGGCAATTCTCGAATTACTACTAACTGGTTAATACAAACCGAAGCACTGCGTAAGCCGGATCAACAATTTCATGGTGCTCCATTAGGTGAGAATGCACAAAATGCGCGAGTTTCATACGACACCTCGCAGTTGTACGAGCACCTTGATTCGGCGTTCAAATGGGCGAGCTCTTCACATGGTACGTCAATGATGCAAGCTGCGGCTGGCATAGCATCTATGTTTTGGAAGAGCGATAGACCAATTCAGCCACCGGGGATTGACCTCGTTGATGAAGCGAAAAGTGAGTCGTACACGGTCTACACCAAGTTTGGCCAGTTCGCCACGTTTAGCGAACGGGAAATAAAAGAACAGTTAAAGTCGGGCGCTTTGTCGGTTGTGTGCCCGCCTGGCCAATTAGCTTGGTTCGAAATGAAATACCCATTAACACTGGAAAAACCAATTATACAACCTCCACGCTATGCGTGTTCAAAATCTCAGGATGGACAATTGTTATTGCGTTTATCTGCCGTGCAGCCCAAATACACGGAAGATGAAGACTTGGTCACCTGCACAGGGTGCGGTCAACTTTCACAAAAAGTGTGTTGTGATGAGTGTCTCCGAAACCGTGCGGAAATGAAGTTACAAGATGACCTTGGCGTGCAATCTGTTGATTCCACACCTGAGTCCGTGCGACGTCAGCTTGAAAATTTAAAGCTACAGCTGACTGGAAAGTATCCTATCCAAGCACGAGGCTTCGTCCCTGAAAAGGGCCCACTTCTGGAGATTAGTCGCTCTCTCCAGAATGTTGGGAATGCTTAATTTGCGACTAACGCTGCCCCCACCCTTTGAGGAGTAAAAAA